ATGTTATTCATTCGAGGAACCAATAATCGTTACCGTATGGCCGATGAACAAGATGTCATCTTAGAGGCCATTCAGATCTACAACCGCATGTTCAGCCGAGGCGAAGCCTTGACCAGTCCGGACAAGGCGAAAGACTGTATCAAATTGAAATTGGCGCCATACGAGCACGAAGTATTTGTGTGCCTGTTCTTGGACAATCAACATCGGGTTATCGCTTGCGATGAGTTATTCCGCGGTACGATTGATGGCGCAAGCGTGTATCCACGCGAAGTGGTCAAGGCCTCCATGCACTACAATGCCGCGGCTCTGATCATGGCGCATAACCACCCGTCGGGGATCAGCGATCCCAGTCAGGCCGATCGCGTGATTACAGCAAAACTTAAAGAAGCCTTGGCCTTGATTGACGTTCGAGTCCTTGATCACTTCATCGTCGGCGAAAACGTGTATTCCTATGCGGAGCATGGCTTGCTGTGAAAAGGTATTGGCGCCGAGACTATTCCTCGGTGCCCAGGCAAGCTTATGCATCAGCGAAGTTGATCAACGGACTAGCCGATTTGTAATGATGGGCAGCGTCGATACAACTTCGTAAAATGATATAAAACCCACGTCTCCTCAGAATCAGAAGCTAAGCATTGCTTTGGTTTCTGGGGGGACTAGTTCGAGTGGCGGTCGGTTGGCGACCTCTACTCAGAGGGCTACTTTACTTATTGTGTTGCAATTTGCTACACAAATTAATATGCTGAGCTTGAATAAAGTGGAGGATGAACATGAAGCAAATGCAAACTAGAGAAGCGACTCCCGTTTCCATTAATATCCGCGCTAAGGTCAGGCAGCGGGATATCATTGATCAAGCTGCTGAACGTCTCGGCCGTAGTCGATCAGACTTTATGTTGGAAGCCGCCTGTCGCGCGGCAGAAGATGTGCTTCTAGATCAGGCATTTTTCGCAGTCGATGAAGGCGCATTTGCACAATTTCAAGCGTTGCTCGATCAACCCTTGCCACCGACTGATAAGCTTCGCCGGTTACTTAAGACAAAAGCGCCTTGGGAAAAATGACTGCTCTAGAAATGTCGCCCCCAGGACCGATCACGACAGATCATCGGTTGGTGGATTTCGATTGCGGTGATACGTCGCTGAATGATTGGCTCAAAAAACGTGCACTCAAAAACCATAGGGCAGGGGCTTCGCGTTGTTTTGTACTGAGTGTTGGCATGGATGTTGTTGCTTACTACTGCCTGTCTGCCGGTGCAATAAGCCATGAGGCTTCACCCAAAACCATGCGACGCAACATGCCTAATCCTTTGCCGGTCTTGCTGCTCGGTCGACTGGCTGTCGACAAGCGTTATCATAACCAAGGGATTGGCAAATCGCTGTTGCGCGATGCAATGCTAAGGGCAGTCAATGTCTCTGGTGATGCGGGAGTATTTGCTATATTGGTTCATGCTCTGTCCGAACAAGCCAAACAATTTTATCTTTCACAGGGATTTGTGGAGTCACCTTTGCAAGCTATGACTTTGATGATGACGTTAGAGACGGTTCGGGAAATTTTGGCTGAACCTGACTGAGAATTCATTTATAGCCAGCACAGCAGCCTATACTGCCGGCTCCTTATGTGCTGTTTATCAAAGGTCCTTGATCAATCATCAAAGGAAACACCACATGAAAAATCTACCCGACCGATCAAAACTTCTGATTTGGATAATTTTGGTGCTCGTCAATAGCTTGATTTAGCCTCAAAACTCTGATGACAAATAAAATGAAACTTCTTGAAAATCAAAGGCATAATTTCAAGCAATACTGACAAATTAGCTAGTTAACTTGTTGATAAATATATAAAACAGGTCTAATTGTGATTCCGGTTGTCGTGGGTTCGAGCCCCATCGTTCACCCCAATAAACTCAAGGCTTTCAGCCTGTATCTGTAAAACTCCATTCGCTTCTGCTGGGAAATCTGCTGGGAATTCACTTTTCCCCGGCCGCTTTCACAATCGCCGGTTTCACGTCGTAAATATTCAACATTGCCGCCGTGCGGTGTCCGCTAGCCTCCTGTTTGTTCCCTGTTGTGTCGGTAACGCCTTTGCGCTTTAAGTCGTGAAAGGTAAAGTGGGTATATTCAATGCCCAATGCTTCCGCTTTGGCTTTGGCGGCTTGGTCGATACGGGCCTTGGCGGTTTTGATGCTATCGATCTTGATGCGATCGCCGGTTTTTTCGCTGATGAATATATAACCGTTGCGCGGCAGAGGTTGATGGCGTTCTGTCAGGATGGCTTGGCGCTTGTCGATAGCGGCTTGCCAAAGTGCTGATAGATGTTCTGTCCAGGCGACGATGTTATCGCGGGATCCTTTGCGGCGCTTGATCAGCAAGCCTTCCGGCAGGGCGTTGGCGTCGGTCAGGTCGGTGACTTCCGACAAGCGCATTCTGCACAAGTAGGCGATTTCCATGGCTATGGACATGTACCAATAATTTGATTCTCGGGCCACTTGCAGCAGAAATTGATAATCGGCCTCTTCGGCGTAGTGTTGACGGGGTTTATTGGTGAGTTTCGGCACGCCTTTGGCCGGGTTATGTTTGATTTTTTCGTAGGCGTAGGCCCAGCTACAAATGCGGCTGATGTAGGCCAGTTCCTTGTTAGCGCGGCTGATAGAGACTTCAGCGCGAAAATCTCGGTATTTGCGGACGGTGCCGACGGTCCAACGCGACATCGGCAGGTCGCCGAAAGCCTGGTCGCCGGTTTTGGTGTCGACGATTTGTTTGTGGCAACCGAGATAGTCGGCCTTGGTCGATGGGCTTAGCGCCTTCCAGTCCGGCGTGGCTTGAAATTGCAGCGATAGACTGCGAAACGTGGTGACGGTGGTTTGCGTGGTATTGGCCTCGAATGCTTGCCAGATTTCCGCCAGCGATGCGCCGGCGCTGGCGATTTTTTTTGAGCGGATTTTGCCGGCGGACGGGTCGTAGTAGTCCAGCATCCAGCAGCCAGATCCGGTTTTGCTGTACCAGACCTTGGTCGGCAGTTTGTCGCGCTGGATGTGGTTGGGTAGTTCGGTTGCCGTTCGCTTTCTGCCGCGTTTTGACATGGTAAATGGTGATAGCGTGCGCCGGGCGGCGCGCGCGGTCAATGTGGATTGGCGACTGGTTTTAACAAGGTGGCGGTCAGGCGAATAGCTTCTGCATCTTCTCTCGTATTTCTTGTGGGATCGTAAATTTACCGGTCTTTGTGTACTGTTCGATATCCCATTTCTTGATCAGGTCAACGACTTCCAACGCCGCTTCGCCGGCCTTGATACGGTTTTCGGCCCAAGCAGGTTCTCGGAAAACCATTTGCGCTAGGGTGCGAGGATTGCCGTCGCGGTCTTGGTATTTATTCATGTCCGCCTCGCTCCTGCCGCGCTAACGCCTAATTCATCCATGCAACTCTGAAGCCTTCCGTCGGCGGCGCGATTGAGGGTGGTTGTATCCCATGCGTCTAGGGCGCGCCTAGCATCAGTTATCAATTGATCCCGTTCCGACGCCAGCGCACCTAAAGTGCCGTAGCACTCAGCCATGATTTCATGGGCGGTATCAAGCGCATTTTTGCCGCCCACGCCAATCTGGCAGCGTTTCATTAATTTTTCGACTTGTATGGTTGAAATATGTGGCATGCTTATCTCCTAAACTCAATCTCTTCGCCGCCCTGTTGCTGTGGACGCAAGCCCATCGCGGCGTCCAGGGCGGTCAATGTGGTAAAAATGCGACCGTTTTTGCCGTACAGGAACGGCACTTTCTGGCTGCGCAATACGGTTTCCAAGGACTCCTTGGTTTTGCAACCGGTTGCGGCCTGGAGCTGATCGTGGTCGATGATCGCGGTCATGGCTGCTTATCCTCCCAACCGTTATCGGTCATGTATTTGATCACCTTGGCCCGGCCCAACGGCGTCAGCATTTTCGACGAATCGACGCCGCCGACTTTGCGAAGTACGGCGCGGTAGGTGTCGTCGTCCATGCCAAGGGTTTTTTTGGCGATGTGTATTTTGGCGAGTTGGCGTTGTTTGAAGTTTTTGGTGGACATAACTCACCCGTGGCTGGCCAGTTGCAGCAGCATCAGCCGCATGGCCTGGATGTTGAACAGCAGTTGATGTGTGACGATGCCGAGCGCGGCGGCGGTGTCTTCTTCGGCGATGCCGCGACCGATGGCGTCCAGGGCTTTAACGTTGTGCTCCAGCTCGGCGCAATAATTGACCAGGGTCAATGGGTTTTTGGCGGCGGCCAGGGTGGGCAGCGCGGCGTATTCGCTGACGAGTGTTTGAATTTTGTTTGAGATAGACATGGCTGTCTCCTTGTATTCGAGATTAAAAACCCGACTACACGAGACCAAGCGTGGAGCCGGACTGAACGAGGTTGGTCTACCGGCTACAAGGGACCGGCCAGCCGCGAGGCTGCCTCGCCCAGCCCGACATAATGACGAAGCGTGAGCGATGCGCACAAAAAAACCGCTTGTGAGGCGGCGTTGCGCCCTGTAGATCGGGAGACCAATCCCGGCGCCGGTTTTTTGCCGGTGCGGAGCCAGAGTATTCTTGAGTTGCGTTTTTGTCAACATCGGTGCGCTTTTGGGTAAATTTATTGGCATCTGCACCCCCGATATCGGGGGTGCAGGTAGCCAGAAACAGTCAAAAACACCCGCTTACTGCCAATAATGGCGGTAAATTGGTGGCTTATCAGGCGGCGTTTTGATCTCCCGATTCGTCTAGCAGGTCGAGTTGATATTCCAGTCCGTGAATTTCCGACATGTTTTTCAACATGCCAGCCATCAGCTTTCGGTCATTAAGATTTTCAGTTCTGGCTTTTTGGCGAATCACCGAAACCATACGCAAATAAGCCTTTTCTTTAGATTCTTGATTGGAAAAGTAGTTTTTGTTGATCGCAAGACCATTGGTTTCATACTCATGCAGGGCGTCATCCCACTCTTGATGCTTGGCTTCTAGCCAATCGGCGGTGCTGTCGTTGCCTTTTGCCCGGATCATTTCCGGATTTAAGCTGTTCAAATAGGCGGTTACCCGGTCAATCCTTATGCATAAATGGGCCGGATTACCCTGTTTTTGGGATAATTCACCGTAACTAGATATGGTGATTTGTGCCCCTAATCGCCTTCCTAAATAGCTATCTGGCTGTATCTTTTTGCGTTGACCCTCCCATTGAGCGCCGATCTGTTCAACAATCGGCTTAAGCGGAACCCTCTGATGACCGTCTTCGCATTCGATTATCGGTAGGATGGCGTCGCCAAAGGCGATGGAAATATGGATTTTTTGTTTAGTGGACATGTGATAATCTCCAGTCTCTTTCGTTGTTAAACCCAAAAATGGCTATTTTGGGCAGGGTTCCGCCACCTTGACGGTGGCGGGGTTCGGCAGCTTCCCGCCAAATTCTTTAGTCATGCTTGAACGCCTCCGGCGACGCATACAGCCCAAAGGTTTCCAATCGGCTTACGCTCAGCGCATCGATATGCGCCACGCGCTTGCCGGCAATCACGCGCTCGATGCCATCCTTGACGATGACGCCGGACGCGGTGAGTTGTTTTCCCAAGGCCTGGGCGGATTTGATCGGCAGCGCGTTCCAGCGGTCGCGCAGGGCCGGGGTGTGGGCGATGTGGTCGATGATATGTCCGGGGCGGATTAGCAAACACAATTCGCCCACGCCGTCGATGTCCAGGCTTTCGAATTTGAACGGGTGATTGAAACGGCCGGCGTCGATTTCCGACAGCGCCATTTCCACGATCCAGACCCACGGTTCCCGGTCGGCGTCGGTTTCCTTGATGTGGGCGTTCATTTCCGCCAATAGATCGTCGACGAAGCCGCCGTCGCGCGGATCGAGGCCGGCAAAGCTGCACAACAGTTTCCAGGCGGTCAGTAGCGCGGCGTAGTTGGTGACCATACGCCTGGCGCCGTCGTCGTCACTGGGGGCGCGGCAATTATCGATGCAGTAATTCAGCGATTTGTCGTAGCTTTCCTGCAAGGCTTCGCGGTTTTGCTTGGTCAGGTATTGCAGCCATTGCTTGACCGGGAAGGCCGGCAAATTGGCCGGCAACAGGTCGCCTTTTTTGCCGGTCAGGTCGGTGCGGACCAGCTTCCCGATCAGCGACCGTACCGGCACGTCCTCGCCGGCCAAAAGTACCGGAGCCGATACCACAAACTCAGTCAAGTCGCCGCCGCGCCTGGTCACGGTGTACTGGTAGCTTTCCTGTAGCATCGCCACGGCCTTGTCGATGATTTGCTGCTGGCGGGCGGATATTTCCTCCCAGCCAATCGGGTGCGAGGTGTGGGAAACGCTGGTTAGCAAACGGAACTCGGTTTGCAGTGATTGCCCGGAAAACATGGTAAAGCCGATGGTTTGCTCCAAGCGCTTGATCAGCGTGGATTTGCCGGCGCCCTTGTTGGCCTGCATGGTCATGTGCGGCCAAAAGCCCAGCAGGGTTTTCAAATGCCCGCCCAAGCCCCATACCAGCGGAAACAGCGCGGCATTGCGCTTGAAGGTGGCGCGGTAGGCGTATATCACCGTGGCGGCCTGATCGATGCTGCCACTGTTGAAGAGCAGGTTATGGTAAGGGCATTGTTTGTTCGGGTCAGTGAAGAAGGTATCCGGCCCCTCGTTGACGACCAATTCGCCTTCGCGCCAGCACAGGCCGACGAAATTGGCCGCGGTGCGGGCGCCCAGGTTGGCTGAGCGCTCCAGGATGTTGATCAAGCGCAGGAATTCCGCTTTCTTGAAAATCGGCCCCATCTTGCCCCACATGTCCACGTTATGCAGTTTGTCGTCGGCAATGACCTTGCGCAGCAACTGGGTACCATGGCGAGGGGTTTGCACGGAAATGGCCATCAGCATTTCCGGGTTGTTGTCCGGCTTGCCGGTCAACGTGGCGGCCGCGCCGGCGATATTGACGCGGGTGATGGCGGCGATGCGGAAGCCGGCCAGGTCGGTGGGCACTTCCTCTTCACTGACTTCGCCGGTCACGTCGTCCACGCTGCGGCTGATTTTGATCACCTGGGTAAAATCCTCGCGCACCCGATATTTCCAGTACAACGCAAAGTCGTGTTCCGGCAAATACAGGCGCCTGCGGCCGGCAACCTTGTCGCCAGGCATGCCGGCAATCGCCCATTCTTCCAGCTTGCGCAGGCGGCGGGTCAGGTTGGTGATATTGCCGACCGGGTCTTTATTGCCGTCGGCCAGCAGGATGTCGTTGACGTCGTTCCAACTGTGGTGCTTCCAGTCCTTTTGGTCGACCATCGCCGCCCCGATGCGCAAATTGGTCAATAGCTCGTATAGCCGCCACGCCGCTTCCGGCCCTGGGCGTTTTCCGTGCTCGTCCGGCTGGTCGGCGTCCAGACAAATCACCACCCGCTTGCCGATCAGAAACGACCAGTCGATAGCCTCCACATTGATACCGCGCACGGCGACAGCGGTCGTGTCCTTGATGTTGCAACAGGCAATGCTCAGCACGTTGATCGGCGATTCGACGATATAAACCGTGCCGCAGCGCTTGAGCGCCTGCCAATCCCAGATCCACGGATAGCCGATTTTTTCGCCCTGGCATTGGGTTTTAACGTTACCGTTCAACGCCGGATCGAGAAAGCGCAGATCCACCGCGACGATTTGCGCCGATTGCGGCGCGCGGACGATAAAGGCCGCCGCTGGCCCGCCGTAACCTACTTCGCCGGGTTGTTTTTTATCCGACGTGTAGCTGTTGAAGCCGACCACCTTATTTTTGATGGCCTGCTCGATCACCGCATCGGTGATGCCGCGACTTTGCAAATAGGGTTTAACCTGCTCGGCCTGCTTCAAGCATTTGTCTGCGATAAACTCCGCCAGGCTGGCTTCGCGCTTGGGTTGATCCGGTTTGGCTTGCTGCGGCTTGGGGATGTTGTACGACTCGTGCAGCCAGTCGATGGCTTCCGCCACCTCGATGCCGAGCACGTACATCACCAAGTCGATGCAACTGCCGCCGCTGCCGTCGCTACTCCAATCCTTCCAGCGCTGCTCGCCGCCCGGGCGGTGATAGATCGACAGACTGGGCGTGGCATCGTCGTGATGCGGCGAGCGATAGTTGCCGGTTTTGCCGGGGCGTTCCAGCCCCAGCCGATTTGCCAGGTCGTGCAAATCGATCCGGGTTTTTAGGGTGTCGATGGTCATATGGATCGATTTGCAAGGGGTTCCGGCAAGTTATCGACATGACACACATACATCCCTAAGCGTTGAGCAATCTCCACTTCCAACAGTGCTCCCTTGCTTTGCGTCCATCCATCAAGTAAGCCAACCATGGTGCAAGTCAGCAAGCGCGGAATAGCGTGCCGCATATACTCATGCCATTGCTTGCCGGGCGGTAAATCGTTTTCCGCCGGATTTTCCACTTCGTAGCCCTGGGCGCGTAACTTGGCCGCCGCGGCATTGAATGCCGGGTAATTGAACTGCTCGATCCCGGTCATTGGGCCGGCGATGTAGATTCGGGTGGTGATTAGTGGCATGTCACTCTTCTCTCTGCCTGGTTTGATCGGTCAACAATTGATCGAATAAATTGATTTGCCGAGGCTGATGTTGTGCGCGCGCAATTCTCACGAACACGCGGCCGCTTTTTGCTTGATATTTGCGGATGCGCAAATAGGGGGGGGGTAGAAAGCCTCATTGGACCAGCTCCCGCATCATCTTGTATGCTGTGCTGACATAGCGCGCCTGGAAAATCGCATCGGCCAGGGCGCTATGTGCTGTGCCGTCCAATTCGATGTGCTTTTTCGGGTCTTCTCCGGTGATTTTCCGGCAGACATTGACTAGGGTGCGGCAATCGCGTTCGTTCCAAAATAGCCACGGTACTGGCATGTCGTGCTGGCGGTAAGCGTCTGTTAAAATGGCTAAGTCGAACGACGGGCTATTGCCCCAGATTTGCTTTGGGTCGTGCTTGGCAATGAATCGGGATAATGATTCCAATGCCAGGTCCAGCCGATAAGGCCGTTGCTGGATGAATGTCATTAATTCATCCCTAGCGCCTTTCTGTTTCGGCTCCGCCCACCACTCGACGACATTTCTGTCTAAGTGTCTGCACTGACCATACAGCACGCAGCCAATATGTAATTGCGCGCCGATATTTCCTGTCTCGGTATCGAACATCACGGCGGCCATGCTCAAAATCATCGCACTGGGTTTTAGACTAAGTGTTTCCAAGTCGATCATTAGGTCTTGCATAGTTATCGTCCTCGTAATTGTTGCTTGTTTCTATAGTCTTTCGCCTGTGCCAATGTTTCGATCCGCACAGCATCCGCCGGGTGTGTTTTTGGCGGAATAACGAAGCCTTTCATCCATCCGGAATTCTTTTTTTTCATCGGATAAGCCCCAACTTCCTGGCCGCATCGGTTGGCAGCCTAATGACGGTAGTCGCGCCGAATCGGTCCTGGCATTCGCTACGCAGATCGGCGAATACCGGGTCAGAACTCAAAATACCGGCGAGACCCGGTCGGTTGGTTTTGATCCACTCCCACACTGGCCGCTTGTGCTCATCTCTCAGTCGATCCAGGTTGATCGCCACGGTATTTTTGCCGTCCGTCAAAAAACCGGCGCACGACGATTGCGCAGGTGGCGATTTCTCGGGGTGGGCAATACGTTTGCTTGCCTCGATGGCTGCGAGCTGTGCAGCGAATTTTTGAGCGTTTTCGTTAACAAGATGCATAGCTCACCGCCATCGCCCATTGGTAAACCGCAATGGCCAGCGCGATCAGCGCCACAATGGCCGTAAACCGCCAAACGCGGCGATAACGGCGGTTGTAATCCAGTTGCTGGCGCAGATCGGTAATGCAGTCGCCGCGGGCCGCGGCTTTTTCCTGCAAGTAGCGCAGGTAGCCGTCGGTTCCGGCATCGTGCCTAGTGTCTCTGGCAAACGGATTGAATTGTTCCACCCAGTCGAAAGCGCTGTCGCGGTCAGTGATGTTTGGCATGTGTCCCCCTTTGGGCTAGGAATTGGTTCATCAGCGCCACGCGATGCGCGGCCTTCATGGCATTGCCGTAGGCCGTGGCGGCGGAATAACCGTGGCTTAAGTAATACAGGCCCAATCTGACCAATGCGGTCGCATCCTTGCGGCTGAGCCGAAGCATGGCCGTCGAATAAGCGATTTGCGCGGATAGGCGGGCAATGCGTTCCGCCGAAACCTGGTGGCACGGCGGGAAATCGCCGGTTATGGGTAGGGAGATAGCGCTGTTCATCACCCCACCTCCCGCATCACTGCTTGCAGCGTGGTCTTATCCGGACGGGTGTATTGCGCGGTGCTGTTGATGCTGGCATGGCCTAGCATCGCCATGACTGCGCCGCGCGGGTCTTGGGCGGTGCTGGTTTGCATGATGCGCATCGCCAGGGTATGGCGAAACCAGTGCGGCGATACATTGGGGATGCCGGCCAATTCGCGCCAGTGCTGGCAGCGCTGCTGAAAGGCGCGGATGCTCATGCGGTTGCTTTCCCTGCTCAAGATCAGCGGGGCGTCGTATTGCTCCGGGTGTCCCATATCGCGGCGGGCTTTCAGCAGCAGGCGCAAGGCTTTTTCGGCATTGACGCCGAGATAGATTTTGTACGAGGCTTTTCCCTTGTTGATTTCCGGCCGAATAGTCAGATGCTTTTCGGCCAATGCGGTGCGGGCATCGGCCACCGTCAGTCCGGACAGTGCGCAAACCCGAATACCGGTGGAACGTAACAGCAGCATCCAGGCATAATCGCGCTGGGCTTCCACGCTGTTGAATAGTCTAACGGTTTGAAATAGGCGCTTTTCTTCCGCCGCGGTCAAAAAGCGGTCCATGATTTTGCGGTTGAGTACGGCCATGGCTCATTCCCCCCGCTTCCAACGATTATGGACGTGGTAAACCGGAAACCATTGGTCCCACAGCGCATTGAATCGGTCGCTACCGTTTGCGAGCAATTCGTGCGGCTCTTTATGCAATTCGACCCGGCCGCGTATCGCGACCAACGCCGAGAAGTACAGATCGGGATCGAGCAGGCATAAGTCGGTGATGTCCAACTGGAACTCGTAACCGTTGTAGGCGCTGAGCAGCACTTGGGCGCAAGCTTTAGCGCCTCCGGTATCGGATTCGGCATGGACCAACAGGCGCTGAACGGCGGCGGCGTATTGTTCTTCGGTGATAGTGGGCTGTAGGTGCGCGTTATTCATCGATCAACGCCTCCATCCGGCTTAAAAACTCCAGCCCGGTGCTGGCGGCGCGGAAGAATTCGCGCTTGCATTGCTCGTATTCTTCCTTGGTGACTCGCTGGTCGTTGAGCGCTTCGGCGACGACGGCAGAGGTGGCGCCGATACAGGAGTGGTAATTGGCGTAGGCCGTCAACACTTCCACATCGCTGACGCCTTCGAAGTTTCCTAATGGGACAATGGCATAACCCAGCGCGGCGGCTTCGGCGGCCAGGATGCGGTAGTCCTTACGGACGTTTTGAATGGCGACGGCTTCTTTAACCGTCAGTTGGTGAAACTCCATTCCGGGGTTGGCCTTGTTGGAAAGCGTGCCGGCATTCATATTCACCAGCAGGGCCAGCTTAGCCGCGCCGCCGGGGTGGTCGTGCACCGTGTCGTAAATGGCGCTTTCAATCGGGTCGAACATGTTGGCGTACCTTAAAAACCCACATTGTTTTAGGGCAAGGCGTCGGCTACTCTGTCAATCAGTCGTGGTAAACTGAAACAGAGGTAAAAAGGTGAGTCAGAAAGCCGAAACCTCAGCCTTGTCTCGTGTTGGCGCACGGGGCAAGGCACTCATTTGCAAAGCGCTAAGTGCGCGCCTCCTTAGAGCGATAGAGCTCTGTCAACGCAAATACGGCCTGGGCCGGAATCGTCCGCATTTGTTGCGCGGCCTCCGCTTTCAGTTTTTCGTGCACGTCCTTCGGCAGTCTAAGCGCCCGGACTTGAACGTCGTCTCTGTTGTTATGCTGAATCGTCGGCATGGCAATACCTCTGTTATATGCTGATGTTGGCTTTGGTGAATTACTGGGGCCCCAGCAACTCGAAATTGGGCAAGGGTTGCCCAACCAAATTGCAGACATGGGCCAAACGGTCAAGCAGCAACTGGCGCTGGAATGGATTCTTATCCTTGACTATCTGTGCGGAAAGATGCGCTATCAGCTTTTCCAGTTGTATTTTTTTGGAAACATCAGTAATTACGCCATTCGGTTGTGGATTTAACACTGTTGGCACCGCTGTAAAATCCGGGGCTTCAGTGATTCCTGGATTTTTTATTGCCATTTCGCCTCGTCCCAGTAACAGCCAATCAGCGCTGATATTTTCCGAGTTGCAAATCTTTGATATCGATTCGGAGTTGAGAGGCTTTTTGTCATGAATTGCTCTCCATATCTGCCCGCGGCCAATGCCGCAATCGCGCTCAAATTTCGATATTGGCCTTTTTCCAATGACGCGACTCAAGCGTTCCCTGGTTTCTATGAAGTCGCGCTCCTCCCTCTTGCTAAACCAACTCATGATTTTTCTGCTCCTGAGCTTTGGCAAAAAAGTTTTCGACAATGATGACTGCCTGCGCCCCCATGGCTCTTCGTTGGCTTTTTGAGAATTGGCGAAGTTGCTCATGGGTTTGCCTGGGCAGCTTTAGGTTGACCAAGATGGTCTGTTCATTTGGCTTTGCCGATGTGTTCACTGGCGTCTCCTTCGTTTAAAATGACTGAAGTTTGAGTAATTATGGATTAGTTATAACTAATGTCAACAATAAATTTTAGTTATGTTTAAAATTTCGGAACGAATCCAGTATCTACGGGGCGATAGAGCCGTTGCTCGTTGGGAAAAAGACGCTGGAATCGGCACTGGAAATTTGCATAGAGCGCTCAAAGAAGGCCAAATTAACGACCAGAACATCAGGATTCTGTGTCATTACGAAAATGCCTCGGCCGATTGGTTGATAGATGGGAAAGGTAGCCCCTATCGAGTATCTAAATCCGGTTCTGACTTTGAAATGTCCGAGCGGCTACAGGCTTATTACGACGACGAGGCCGAGCATTGGACAGTTACAGTTATCCGCAAAGCAAGCGATGGAAAGCCTTGTGCCGTGGCGCTATCGATGCCTGGACAGTACGAGGTGGTCCAACGCGGAAAAGATGTACCCTTAAAGGTTGATTACACGATTCTTGAATTGCTATCCGGACCGGTCGGCCCGCTATCCAGCCAAGTGATTTGCCGCGCCGGCTGGCGGGCGGTGAAAGGCGTGGCGGTAGACGACGATGCGGCGGCCGATATTGCCGGCGGCCGGGCCGGGACTTATGCGCTGTTTTTCGAGCCCGGCTATTTGTTAGATGCGCCGGCGCTGGATACCCAGGCCCTGGCGGCCATCGAAGCGGCGGTGGCGGAAAGTAAAAACGGTTACAGCGTGCCGTTGACGGCACCTGAGCACGGGCTATTGAAGACCTACCGCGCCCTGTCGGCTGACGACAAAACCCGGCTGGCGGCCATCGCCGAGACTCTGAAAAGCCTGGCGCATTAAGCCAGCGGCATTTCCCAATAATCCAACGGCCCTTCCGAGCGAATGACCCGTCCGCGAAACGGCGGCTTGGCTCCACGCAGGCGCCAGCAGTACGCGCGTTTGACGCGGAAATCCGCCACCAATTGCCGGCGTAGTTCGCGCAGATCGGCGCGGGTGGTCGGCCATTCGGTCAATGCCAGATCGGCGCCGATTTGCACCTCGCCTCGACCAATGAAATCCAGCGTCGCCACCAAATTGAACGGGTCGCCGGCCGCGTAGGCTTTGCCCGGCGCATAGCGGCGGACGACGGCTTGTTTGACCTCGATATTGACCGAAGCGGCGGCGGTATCCTGAGCCGATTTGCGGCGGAAGGGCGCAGCCAAGAACTCGAGTAAAATCCTGATCAGCACCGGGAATACTTGTTCCGTCAAAATCATAACGCTGCGACCTCGGCTTTGAAGGCTGCCACGGCCGCTTGCACGGCGGCCGTATCGGCGGCGTCGGCAATGCTGCGTTTCGCCGCCTGCCGCGCACCCTCGATTTGCGCGCCGATTGTAGTCCATAGCCCGGCGGTATAGACAATCAGGTCAGCGACTTGGGTCGGCGTGGCGCCGGTGGCCTGGGCTTCTGCGTGGATCCACGGATACGGCGCGGTATCGGCCGGATACTCGGCGGCAATATAGCGTTCGGCATCGGCCAGCTTGGCGGTGTAGGTCATTTCCTGTCCGGGGGATACCGTGACGTATTTCAGGCGGGTCTTGCCGGCCAATAGATCGACTTCGGCGGCGGCCTGCGCTTGGATATCGGCTAGCGCCGGCGCGACAGGCTGCCGATCGATGCGGTACTTGCCGCGGTCGACGCTGTCGGCATTGAAGGCCATGCTCAGCCGTAACAGGTGGTTATCCATCACTTCAGCAATCGGGAAGTAGCCCTCCCCCACGATTAAGGTGTCGCCCGGTCGGATGTAGTTCAGCCAGCGGGTACCCAGGCCCTCGACGATGAGGCTGCCGTTGGCAACGCTGATATAACCGGCTTGGTAAGTGCTGCTCATTTAGTCCCCTATTGCTGTCCAGCTCAGCGTGCCCGTGGTAATAGCCGACGAACCAGAGACCGACCACGCATAGCTTTGAAATGCAAATGCATTACTCGGAGTCGCCGAGTTTTTTTGGAGCTCTTTTAGATGTACAACTGCCGACATATCGGCGATGTGCATTGATGCTTCGATGGCAGTGCCTGTAATTCTGGCGGCCCAGAAGGTTGCCGAATAAGTGTCCGTATTGATATCGCCAGACGTGAGCGTGGCATAGGCGCCAGACTCGGGAGACTGCACGGTGTTTTCTACAGGATATAAGGTCTCAGCAAACAGCAGCGATCCGCCACCATATACCAGGCCATTTGATAATCCCATGTAACCGCTACTGGCCACATGCAGCCGCGTTACGGAGTAATTGATTTTGTAGATTTCTTTGCCGGATGGGGGCGAATAGCTTGGTCCATTTAGCGGCACCAGGCCGGTATCCACATTTGCCGCAAAGCCATATGCCACGGCGCTGGCGCCATTGGACGCTACTGTCGCCGTTGAAAAATCGTAGACGTCGGAATGAGGCGGGATTGTGTATATATTGCCGTCTGTATCCGAAGCCACAAATGCCAATCGGATTTTAGTTATTCCTGCGGCAATAGTGGCATCCAGCGTGTCCGTTATTTGTTGGCCGTGTTCCGCCGCTGCAATGTTGCGCGTTTTGCTGTCGATGTCGACCCAGCCAATACCGTTAAACCCCTGCACCGTCCACGCCACCGTGCGGTAATAATAGCCATGGCTTGACACGCCGTTGCCGCGCACGCTGCGAAACTGGGCTGTCGCTGTGACGGCTATTGTGTTTGCCGGCAAATTGACTTCGCCGGATGTCCAGGTATTTACAGCAATATCGCCGGATGCCGCTGCTACCATAGTATTGCCGGAGCTGTCCGCAAAAACCAATTCCGCGATGGCATCGAAGCGCCATTTCCCTGATCCCGCTGGGTATTCGTGCAAGTTAGTCGCGCGGATATCCCACGTTTGCGACTGGCTGCCGTGTTCGGCCCTATAAGAGCCAAGACCGGCGGCCGCAGGGATGATTATAGGCCGTGTTTCCCAATACCCCGGGAGCTCGACCGTATCGCCGGAATCCGCCGTGCCGTGCTCGCACCGCTTCAACGCCTTGTATTCATGGTACGCACCGTCCCGCCACCGCTGGTAGCTCAATTCGCCGCTGCTGAACAATGCGTAATCCCGGTTGCTCTCAGTATCGGGACCGTTGTAGACGATGATGGAGCCGTCGCCGTTCACGACAGCATTCCCGCTACCGATCACCAAGTTTTCCGTTGCCGCTATCCTGCCGGTTCTGATTTGACTGGCCGATAGGGATCCAGTAACCGCAACATCCGCGTCCAGCAATATGGCCGGCTCCCCTTCAATGACGCCGACAAGAAACGGAATTTTATTGCCGCCAGCCAAGCGGATGGCAAAGGCGTCCGCGTCGAAAACCAGCGGCGTCACGGCTGTATTGAGCGCGGTCTGCAACCCGTTTTTCAATTCTTCCGGCGTCGGCATATTGGCCGAACTGATCGTGGCGGAATACTCACCGCTATAGGTCAGCGAGTCCTTGCCAAACGAATCGAAACCAGCCAGCCTGAAATAATAGGTCGTTCCCTCGGCCAAGCCGGGCACAGTGATGGTGGCGTCGTTACCGCTGTAGACGCAGTTGCCGCTGCCCGGCACGATGCCGGACGGGGCGAATCCTGACGTGGTATCCATATGCACCAATACGCCGCCATGATCGGTGGCGCTTGGCCTGGCGTAGGTAATCACCGCCGATTTGATGCCGGCGTAGACGTTGATCCCACTTAACGCCCCTTCCTGGGGATTGGTCAACGGAATATCGGCGCTGGCCAGCGATTCGCCTTGGGCATTGCCGGCCCACACTTTGAAGGTCAGCCCGCGCCACGGTCCGCCGTCGCGCAAGACGTCTTCGGCCGTATAGGCATAGGCGGTGGCCGTCTGGGTCGAGCTGCGGCGCAACACGCCGGCCGCCCATACCTCAATTTTGTAATAATCGGCACGATTGACCGGGTTCCATTTGATGGCAGCCCGGCTGCCGGTGAAGGCCTCGACCGAAGCCAGTCCGGTGACGTCGCCCGGCGGCGGAATGATACCGGTCGTGCCGTTCCAGGTCGCCCACGGGCCGCGCGCCAAACCGACGCCGGCCACGCGCACCCAGATCGGGCCGGGTTCGACCGCCACCGAGCAACTGGTCGAGGTCGTGTCCGGATGATCCAGCCAATCGGCGTTATTGCCGGAGGTCTGCACCAGATAATGCTCCGCATTCGGCGCCGGCGCCCAGGATAGCAGCAGTATTGGATTGGCCGCGGTACCGGCTTGGCTCACATCCAACCGCGCGACGACCGGCTTGGTGATTTTCTTCGGCAACTGCCACGGCGCCGGTAATGCCGGGACACTGCCGGAATCCGCGTCATGCACGGCCGCATGCTCGTTGACGCAGGTCAATTCCACCAGGTTGGCGCCGCGCGGACGGATCGGCGGCAATACCCTGGCCAGCATGCACATTTCGCCGGCCGGACCGAACGCAAAATAAGTATGCTCGCGGTCGTTGGACACGGTGGGCGTCCAATCCAATGCCGCCGAGAGCGTGACCTTGTGCGGATCGCCGCTGATATGGGCTGTACAGACGTAGGGGCCGGCCAAGGCGCCGTTGGGTTTGCGCAGGCCGATGTAATGGGTGCCGCTGGGCTGGAATTCCACCGGTTCCGATAGCGTCAGATCGGTGCCGCTGATTGCCACCAGCTCGCCGGACGTGCCCCAGTTCGGCATCGGGTGACTGACTGCGATCAAATCGCCGACGGTCGGGATATGGCCTTCCAGCTCGGTCTGGAACGTAATCTGTTTGCGCCGGTAGCGGTTGACCGCGGCCAGCATCATTCCCTCGCGCCAGGCTTGCGCCTGGTGAGAAATCCCCTGCATTTTGACGCGGGCCGGATTCGCTTCGGTGCTACCCGGCAGTTTGCAGAGGGTTTCTTTCGGCAGCAGCGTATCCTTATCGATCCATTCCACCATGATCGCATCGGCGGTTTGCTCGCCCGGCATCATGTAGTTGATGCTGAAGCTGCCCTTGACGATGTTGCGGCTATTGAACATGGCGGTGGCGATCGATTGCGGGCTGTCGCGCACCACGCGCAGCATGGCGCCTTGCAGGATGGGCAGCGCCCGGCCGACCTGGGCGATGTTGTACATGGCATCCCAGGCCGATACCTTGTTATCGAACACGATATCGCAATAGTCGCCGGCACCGGCGGCGAATCCGGCGTTGCGGGTTTGATAATACTGTTCCTGCTCGTACATGCCTTGCAGATCGATGCGAGAATCGGCCAGTTTCAGGCCGTATGGCGCTTTTGCCAGGTCGGCCAAGGCCCAGACGATAGAGCGAGTGGCGACAGCAGAGGCACTCCAGCCGGTATCCGGATGCCAGGTTTTCAATTTGCGCTGCACCTTGCAATTGATGCGTCGGCTGCTGGTCTGCGACAGGTTGTTGGTGGCGCGCGCGGTCATGGCCAATAACGTGACGCCGCCGTAGTTCTGTTCGCCCGGAATATAGCCGCGCATGGCCGCCCAGAGGATGCTGTTGCCGGAGCGGCCCGATTCGTCCTTGGCATTGGTGCGCGTGACGCGGACGGCGTACCGGCCCGGCGTCAAATCGATTTTGAAGGTTTTACGGATGGCCGTGTTCGATGCGCCGCTGATTGTCTGGCTCAGCACGGTCAACCACGGCTCCAAGGATTCGGTGGCGTCATTCCACCGCGCCGCCTCGACAATAAAGGATGCGGCGCGGGGGTCTAGCGTGCCGGTATCATTGGCATAGTACATCCCGGCCGGCGCGACGATATCAATACCCAGTTTATTGATTTCGGTGCCGGCGGCATTGGCGAAAAAGTGACCGATGGGGTTATTGGTAAACAGTTCCTGTCCGGAAACCTCATTGCTCACCTCGACCCGGGTTGGAAATGCGGTCACGTCCTGATTCGGTCCGTACACCGTATAGCTGATTTCCTCGAACGAACTGATAGGGCTGTCCTCGATCCGCATGTCGACGATGTCGTATTCGCCCTGGCCGATCACCAGCAGTTGATACAGATATTGCTCGTTATTCGCGTATTCGGTATAGGGCTGGGCGGCGAAATCCGGATAGACCCGATGCAGGCCGTAAATGACCGGGATGGACGATCCCAGTCGCGCGCTATTGCCTTGGGCCTGCACGGAATAGGTCGGGCTGGGCGCGGCGAGCTGGTTGTTTTGCAGGTTGGACAGGCCGTTGCTGGGCTGGACCAGCATGGAGATCAGCATGTTGCCGGCCGCCATGACCAAGCTGCCGGCCAGGGCGCCGTAAGTCGTTCCATATGCCATGCCCACCGCGCCGCCCGTGAATACCGAGGCGACGATGACAACCACCATCATCAGTATCTGCAGCACTCCGGAACCGCCGCGACCACCGCCGCGCGGCATTTCGACAAACGCGACGATGTCGCCGTGGGCGATGGTGTGTCGGCGCCAATCGTCGCGCATGATGGCCTCGCCGTTTTTGATGCAGACGGTCGGGGCGTGGAACTGGACGCCGTTTTCCTCCAGCCAATCGGCAATGGTGACTTCTTCGCTGACGCGGGTAACCTCGCGATCGCGCCAGGGCGCCAGTGGGTTTCGGGTTTGCACGACTACGCCGGCCATTGGTATCTCCAATACTGTTTTTTGCCCCAGCCGGCCGCGTTCAGGCTGCTGAGACTGCTGAATACGACGCCCAGCCCCTCGACACAATGTAAAGCGCCGCTCATCCCCGGCGTGACGATCCAGACGCCGATATGTGACGGGTAGCGGGCATGCGCCATTAACACCGCATCGCCGTCGGCAGGATGATCGACCTCAATCCAGCCGCTATAGGCGTCGTCGGTGTCGCGGAAGGCGCGGATGGCCTCCTTGATATTGTTGGCATCGACCGACACGGCGGGCACCTCCAGGCCGTAATGCTCGCGCATCACCATCCGAAAGAAGCTGTAGCAGTCGTATGCGTCCGGCCCGTCGGTGCCGGCTTGCCATGCTTTGCCGATGTACTGATTCGCCCAATGGCTCATCGCACCAACCCCGGAAAGCGGGTGGCGGTGTACTCCTCGGCCGGAAAGCGTTTGTTGGCGAAGTCGCCGAAACTGGCCGTGGCCACGATAGACATCACGTCGGCGACGATATTGTCGACGGTCATGGTCAGCACCGGATCCATATGCGGGGCATTGAGCCTGCCGGAGCCGTCCACGTCGGTCGAGAGATACGGCCGGTAGGTGACTTCGATCTTGTCCGGCAGGATCACCGCTTGCTCGATTTGCTTGATGATTTCCTGAGACACGTTGTCGATGGTGATGCGGATTGACGGCGAGGCCAGTTTCTCGACGCCAGGCAGCTCCAGGGCAAAGTTGTAGCCGACGAACTGCTTGAACTCGCCGGGGAATAACGGCGCATCGGCTTCCAATTTGGCTTCCCAGTCCCGGTAATCCAGCACAACGCGGATCGAATCCGGATTGTTATCGAGATCGGTAAAGCCGGGATGCCTGAATTCCAGGGTGTGGATAATGACCACGTCGTCAGGGCAGGAGGCGTACGCTTCCTGGATCGCGGCGGATAGTTGGTTGTTGGGCATATCAGCTTGCTACCGGCCGGTTTTTGATTTCCAGCTCGCCGAGTACTTCCCAGCGAGCGGGGTCGATACCGATCAAATTGGCCTTGAACATCTTGGCAAAGCGGGCCGGGACCACGTTTTTGCCTTGGCCGTTGATGAACGGGTAATCGAACCAGCCGGCGCCGTCGTTGATATCGTTCTGATGGAACGATTCGAATGCGGCCATTTGCGTCTGATCGAACAGCCAGCGCACGTTGAGCGTGGCAGTGGTCTGGGTGAATTGCCGGCGCGCCCGTTTAGGGCCGGATTCCATCGCGGTGCGCACCACCGGATCGACCGGCTCGAAGCCGTAACCGCTGACGGCGGCGACGGGTAGCGTGCTGGGCCAGGTTGGCATCAAAAGCTCCCGGCGGCCCGGTTCAGGCCGTACTGTTTCTCCATCACCGGCGCCAGCCCGGTACCGCGGGCAATGTTTTGCCCCATCGCGTTTTCGACCTGTTCGACCAGGATATCGATTTGGGTGCCCTGGCTGGTTTGGCGTTGCGTCGCGGAAGCGCGGGCGCCATCGGCCTGGTTGTAGATATTGACCTCGACATTGCCGGCGGCAGCGACGAGGTTATTGCGGTGGCGCGGGTCGTCGGTGGTCAATACCTCTTCGCCTTTGGTCAGCACGGTTGGTACTTCGTTGGGCATCAGCCCGGCAATGCCGCCGGTGTGGTAACGGGGCGCCGTGTTGAAGATGGCGGCGTCGAAGGCGCGCATTGCGCTGGGCTCGCCGACAATGCCGCCGGTATGCTTGGTCGACACGAACAAATTGTTCATGGCATTGGTAAAACCGGCGCTATTGCCATTGGCTACCGAAACGGTCGAGCCGCCGCTGTTGAAGCCTTGCATGATCGCGGTGCCTAAAGAGCCGAGCAACCCGCCCAGCTCGCCCGACTTGCCGAAGTCCTTGCCAAGCAAAGCGTTAAAGATTTGCGCGGACGCTGCCTCGGCCATCATCCGACGCAAGGCCTTGGCGAAGTTGTCGACCATGCTGGCCGTGCCGTTGGCAAACGGATCGAACAGAAAGTCGGCGAAGCTGGACTGGATATTGCGCGCGGCCTGGATACTGAACTCGGATAGTTCGTTGGTGCCGTATTTGGCTGGCGTGATGAATCCATCGTTAAACGCGCGCCCCAGTTCGTCGAACAGCGCTTTCTGGTCGGCGCCCTGGGCCGTATCCTGTATCTTGGCCAGTAGACTGTTAAAGCCGGTTTGGCTGATATTGCCGCCGGAAAAGTCGGCGACGTTTCGCCGCAGTTCGGCCACCGCTTGGCCGTACTTGTCCATGTCCTGGCGCTGCTTCAGCGCCAGCTTCTCGCTGGCGGACAGGATGTCGTCGTACTCCTTGTAGGCCTCTATATTGGCATTAACGGCGTCCTTTTCCGCCGCCAGGTTTAGCAGCTTGAGTTTCTGCGCTTCGCTTAGGCCCCGAAAAGCGCCAAACTGCACCTCGTATTCCATTTTCGCGGCTTCGGTATTTTCGCCGCGTAAGGCGATTTCCTTTTCAAGGCCGGATCGCGCCGACTCGAATGAGGATTGCAGAGACTTTGCGGCCGAGGCGGCGGCTTTGTCAGCAGCTTCTATTTCCTCCCGGGTCTTTTTCCACAGCCGTTCGGTGGCGTCGGCCTGCCCTTTGTTGAGCAGCGCCTGCGTATCAGCCAGCTTTTGTCCCTGGGCAATAATGCCGTCGGCTTCGTCGTAAAACGCTTGTGCCGTACCGAATCGGCCGCTTAAGCGCTTACCGGCCTCATATTTCCGATCCAAAGCCTCCAGCTCTTTATTAATCCCCTCCAGCTCTTTTCTGTACTCGGAAGCGTCGACGCCGAAGGCTTCCCGGCGGTTGATCATGCTTTTCAGCGTGTTTGCCCGTTCCGTTTTTTCGACGTAGGGGTTAATGGCCTCCGGAGCAACCGTATCGGCTACCGCCTTCAAAATAACTTCCAGCTTGACCGCTTTCCCGGCGGAGGCTACCAAGGTATCCCAGGCCGTTGATATCCGATTGATGCTGGACTGGATGTCGTCGAAGCGGGCCTTGTCGTAACTCTTATCCAGCTCGTCGCTGAATTTGACCAGCGCGTCGATGCCGACCTCGCCGGCATCCAGCATTTTGTTGAGCTCGGCCGTACTGACGCCCAGCGCCCGCGCCATGATGTTGAATGCGCCCGGCAAGCGCTCGCCCAATTGCCCGCGCAGTTCTTCGGCCTGGACGCTGCCCTTGCTCATCATTTGACCGATGGCCGTCAACGCTCCGTGGGCGTCCGCCATAGACAGGCCCAGCGCTCCGGAAGCCTTAGCCACCGCTTGGAATATTTTCTCGGCCTTCTCGCCTTCCAGTGCCGTGCCGGCGGCCGCAGCATTAAATTGGGCGTAAGCGCTGGCGGTGCCCTTTAAATCCAGACCGAATTGGTTGGCGGTCGCGCGGACGGTCGCAAGGGCGCGCTCGGCGCCGGCCGCCGAACCGGTGGTGGCTTGCAGCGATTTGTTGATGGCGTCGAATTGGGCCGTGATATTCACCAGCCCTTTAACTGCATCGATAGCCGCATATACGGACAAAAAGCCGGCAAAGGATTTTGTCAGCGAACCTACGGCGGCATTTGCCGATTTCGCCGATTTACCCGTGCCTTCTATGCCGCCAGCCAGCTTGTCGACATCCGCTAGCGTCCGGCCAAGATCGGCCTTGATCTTGATTAGTAACTCATTATTCACCGTCGCCATCTCAAGCCCTCATCTCTCTCAATATTTGCGGCAGGTCTTTGCCGCCGAACGCCAGCGCCATGGCCTGGATGGTATCGGCCTGTTGATGCCGGGCGCGGCGGACCAACACGGCGGCATAGTGGTTGATTTGCCGCCAGGTCAGCCGGGCGGCAATGTCGTGATGGTCGGTGCCGAAGCCTGCGGATATCAGCATGGCAAACAGTTCGCTCAGCTCCGTTCCGGTCAGGCGGCCAGGATCGCGCCGAAGCGCCGGGCGAATGCCACCCGCCTTAACAAAAAAGGGCCGTTGACCTCCCAGAAGGTCCAGCCCAGCGCGGTGCCGTCCACGTCCGACAGCTCGCTGACCCACTCCGGCGACTTGCCGCAGCTTTGCGCTAGCAGTTGAGTCCAGACGTCCAGGTTGGCGAGGATGACGCCATCCAGCGCCGCCAGGTCGATGGCCTGGCCCTCGTCCTGGAACAGGGCCGATAGCCCGGACAGCAGCGGTGCCGCCAGCGCGGCGATCTTGAGCCCCTCCAGGTATTTAAATTCGCGGACGGTGACGGCCTCGCCGGACAGGGTCAAGGTGCGGTCCGGGAACAGCACCGCAGTTTCGTTGGTGTCGCTCATTCGATTTTGCCCTGCTGCTTCAGCCACTCGGCTTGGCGTTCGGTGACTTCGATTTTGTCGCCGGCGTCGTGCGGTTGGCCGCGATGCTCATGCGGCGCAATCAACGTCACTTCGACGCGTTTGGGGGTCTCTTCGGTTTTGGGGTTTGCCATGGCGATTAATCCTCGGTTTTCCAGGAAAAGAATTGGTCGCCGGCCGGGCGCAAGGCATCCAGCTCGACGGTTCCGGTAATGGGCATCTCGATGTTGCTCTCCGCGATCATGCCCAACGACGATGGCGTCAACGAGATTTTGTAGATCTCGCAACGCGCCTGCTTGCTGTTGTCGGCCCGGTTGATGCCGGCAAAAGCCAGGTAATACTTTTTGTTGGCCGGCGCGGCGCTGACATGGTGTTGCGCGGCGTAGCTGTAATCGATCAGCAGCGACTGGGCGTCGGTGATGGTGGTGCCGGTGGCCGGTATCTCGATCATGCCTTTGTCGGCGTGCAGGATGTAATGGGTGCCGGCGGTGTAGGTAGTCGATCCCGCGCTGTTGGTGACGGTGACGGCCGACACCTTGGTATGCTTCAGCGCAATGAACTTGCCCAGGTAGGCGGTCTGCGGCTCATCGGTGACGGTGCCGGCGACTTTTGCGGAATTACTGCCCTGTAATGCCAGTGCCAAGTGCTCCGGCTTGACCGAGCGCATTTGCATGGAGAATTGGTACTCCACTTTCTTGAACACTTCGGAGCCTACGCCGGCGGAGCCGGTGACGTTCTCGATGACGGTTTCCTTGTCCACGCTCGGCGTCAGCGTGACCGACGAGCAGTCGCCGATAAAGATCAGGCCTTTGGGGCTACCGTCGGCCGCGCGCTCGGCCAGGAATACGGCGCCCTGGCCGTTGAAATAGCGGGTTTCGAATTGTTCTGCCATGACGGCCTCCTATCAATAAACGTTGGTTTTGGGTGGCACGGCGTTGATTTTCATCACCACCCAGCCGTAAGGGTGTTCCAGTTGCCGGGAGTGCTGGGATAATTCGAGCTCGAACGACATGCCGGGCACGCCGGCGCGCAGCCAGGTCTTGACGTCTTCGATCAAGGCCATTTCGGCCAGCTCGATCGCAACCCGCTCGCTGGTTTCCGCCACTTTCAAGTGTCCGACCAATATCAAGCCGTGCTTGGGTTCCTTGGCGGTCATGCCCAGGTTGCGGCTGTAGTCGCTTTCGCCGTCGCTAACCTGCATCACCACGCCGGCGGCCAGCTCGGCGTCCGCATGATCTTGGAAATGCATCAGGCTGCGCTTGACGATGCGGTCCGGCAGCGCGGCTTGCAGGCTGGCAAAGATGGCCGCCGCGCGGTCGTCGATACGTTCTATCCAGGGCATCATCGGCCTAACTCCGCGATGGCGGCGGCGACGCCGGCATGGACTCTGTCCATGGCGGCGTCTTTTTCGGACTCGAAGGCGGGGCGCATGAAGGGTTTCGCCGGAGTGCCGGTCATGGCAATGCGGCGGGAAATCAGATAGGCCAGTTCGTCTTCGGTCATGCCCGGATCGCGCGGCTCAATTTGTCTGACGCGCAGCCAGTCGATGATGATTTGCCGCGGCGGATACCCACCGGAACCGGTGCCTTCCTCGACATAGCGGGCATAATCGGCGCCGGCGCTGACGATACCTTCCAGCCCGGACGGGTCGATACCGGTCTGAATGCTATTGATCAGCGTCGAAAACGCCATCGAATCGTTTGCGCGGATGTTGCGCCGGGCGGTGCGATTAAACCGATCCAGCGAGCTGCGGATTGCCGGGGCGATGTACTTATCGAGCAGCGTCGGGAATTCCCGCAGTCGCGCGCCGTATTCCCGAGCATTGGTCGTGATTTCGAACGCCATCAGCGGCCACCGTCGAAGATCGCCAGCCAGCTTTCCGCCAGTGCGGCCGGCGTGCCGTTTTTCGGCATGCTGCCGACGCCGGCGGAACCCAGCACGACCGGTTTGGCGATGCCCATATTGGCCAGCTCCAGCAAGGCCTGCACGGTGGCGCGGATCAGCAGCAGGTCGCGGTATTGCGGGGCGATGTTGGTTTCGCCGGCCACGTCGGTAATCTGGTAGGCGGCGTAGTAAAACAGCGGGTAATCGCTGCCCAGCACCGCGACTTGGCCCGGCGTCGGCGCCGGCGATAGCAGGATGGTGAGCGTGCCGCCGCTTTCTATCAGGCTGGGGCGTGGATATGGGCCTAACTTCCCCTGCCACGGCTTGAGCTGGCGGCCGCCGTCGGACCACGGCGAAAACTTGACGTCGATGATGTCGGCCGGCGCCGGGTATTCGGCGAGTCCGGCAATCAGGCTCAGCTTGGTGGACAAGGTGCGGCGAGTTTTGCGGGCCAAGGCCAGCGCCGCCAGATCCAGATGGCGATCGAAGGCGCCGGCATCGGCCGCGAATTTTTGCGCGGCATCGCCGAGGATGCGCTGCAGGTCGGTCTTCAAGGCGGTGCGGGTCATGCTCATGATGCTTCATCCTCGCCATGGTCGAGGTAACGGCGTTGGCGCTGGGATATTTTATTCAGCGCCGCAGCCATGGCCTGCATGCTGATATTGGTCTCTTTCTGCCGGGCGTCGACGATCTTGCCCCATTCCTCCCGTTCTTTGGCGTGCATCTGCATGACCGCTGTCAAATCGTTGCGGTGATTGTCGATGATCTTGGAAATGCTGCGAATGAAGATCAGGATCAGCGCGAACAGCGCCAGGATGACCAGCCCGTTCAGCCCGCCGTATTGCGCCCACAGGGCCGGATTGCCGACTTGTTCCATGCTAGCCCACTCTGCGGGTATCTTTGCCGTGGTACCGATCGAACGATCGAGACGCCACCAAACCGGTCATCCCGCCAATCAATGACATGATTTGTTCGGTCGGCGTCGGCACAAATACCGGCGGCACGCCAAAAAAAGCGGCAATGCCGTTGAATATCGGCATCATCAGAAAGTTATAAGCCAAACTAGCCGAACCGACCCAGCCAAGCGCTGGCCGCCAGCCGGCGACGAATACACTAGGATGCTCGGCTTCGGCTTTATTGATGGCCAATTGGCCCAGTACCGACGCCATTTCCTGCTTGGCTTGCTCGGTCACTTGCGCGATTTTGGCCTTTTCGACTTCGGTGGCATCCGGCCAAATCCGGGTAACCACGTCGTCTATCAATTTCGCGCCGGCGGCTACTGCGTCATCTATGCCAAACATTAGCGATACCCATCATGCTGAAATGAAAAATGGTTCATGTCGTATTCCAGCCGCTGGGCGCCGCCGATGGACTCCCAGTAATCGTGCAGCGGTGCGGAAGCTTGAGGCGGCGCCAGCTTGCCGTCGATGACGATATTGAGATCGACCGCCAGCCGCACTTTGTGGCAACTGTTGGCGGTGCCATAGGCTTTTTTCTCGCCCCATTCGCCGTGCACGCGCGGATCGCGGTAGGCATCGCCGAACGTAACCGGCAGGCCGATGGAATGAGCGTGGACGATCAGGTTGGCGACGGCAACGGCAAAGCGTTGTTGCTTTTCCAATAAGCCGGCCATTACTGCACAGCCTCTTCGGCGAGTTCCAGGCGGCGGGCGTCGATAGCCTCGAGGATGCCTTTGCGCGGTTTTTCGGCTTCGGTTTCCAGATTTTCCAGAGCATCCAATTGCTCGACGCTCAGCGTCGGCAGCGCGGCGACCACGTCGGCGACTTTTCCGGCCAGGATGGCAAGCAAGGCCTCGGTTTCATCGTCGAGCGGGTTCCGGTCGGCGTCGGCGTCCGGCTCCAGCGCCTGGCCGTAGCCGGGCACCAGGGTTTCGTCGACTTCACGGGTCTCGCCGGGGACGATGACTTTGCCGCCGATGTGGATGTTGTTCTCGCCCGTGTTGGTGTAAGGGACTAAGGCCATGAGGTTCTCCAATCAAAAAAAGGCGGGGCGAACCCCGCCAAGGCTCGGCTTACTGCAGTTAACGGGTCGAGGCGCTGTAGGCAATGACCGAGGTCAGCCGGTTGCGGATCGGATTAGGGACTTTGATGGCGCTGTATTCCTCGCCATATGCCTGTTTTTGGCCAGTGGGCTTGCCGGTAGCGTCCACGACCTCGAACGGAGCCGACGTCTCAAACGGCTTGGCAATGGTGTAAGTCAACACGCCGCGCTCGCCCATGATGATGCGCTCGTTGCCCAAGTCGGTGGACGGGGCGTTAGTCGCCCAGGCCGGCACGCCTTTGATCGCCATCAAATCGCCTTGCATCGTGGTATCGGTACCGTTCTTTTTGCCGGACTCTGTGAACTGCTTGGCGTTGGTGACGGTATCGTTGAGGGTATTGCTCATCAGCATGAAGTTGGCGGTCACGAACCGGTCATCGGACAGGATCGCTTTGCGGCGGCCGATGGCGCGCAGTAGGCCATTCAAGTGCGTATCCAGATCGACCGAACCGTTGTCGGTATCGAACTTTTGCACATTGGTGGCGTAGTCGTAGCTGATCAGGTTATTGGAGCCCTGGGCCGGAAAAACCGGCGTACCGGCCTGGTTGACGAACTGCACGTATCCCAGGTTGTAATTGGTGATCCGGTAATAGGTGCCGGCGGCTTGGTTGCCGCTGCCGTCATAGGGGTTGATAGTGACGTTATTCAGCTTGACCGTGATCGGATTGGTGACCGAGCCGACGTTCTCTCCCTTCAAGTTCTTTTGCTGGTGTTGGCGCACGATCGGGAATTGCGCGGTTTTGACCGTGCTGACCGATGTGCCGTTAAGCTGGCTGTTGAACGATTCATTGGTAATGCTGGCGGCCAGATAGCTATCGGCAGCGCGCTGCAGCGCATTGCTGATGCGGCGCACGATCAACTCGCGCATGACACGGGCGTTGCTGGCTACGTTGCGGGCGTAAGCGTCCCAATTGATACCGGATGCCCTGGAAAAGTGAATCACCTCGTTGCTGATCAAAAACGCCAGCTTCATCGGCAGGATATAGGCGGTATCGACGTCTTGAGAAACGCTGGCTCGATGGATGCCCTGTCCCTCGTAGACCACACCATCATTCAGTACGGCCGAGACATCGCGAACTTCGTAGGGAATTGAGGTCACGGCTTGCGCGCCGAAGTCGGTCAGGGTTTGCACCAGCTCCAGAATGCGCAAATCGGACAGCGCTTCGTAGATCACGGTGCGCTGGAAGCCGATCGGCAGATTGGTATCGGCCATTCCGGTCGTGCCGCCCGACAGCATTTTGACTTCGGCGGCGATGCGCGGCGCATGTACCCGATCGAACTCCGCCAGCACCATTTCGCAGAACGGCGGCAATTTTTCGGCCAGCTTGATTTCGCCGGCGCCATATTTACTGGTTTGCTTGAGTGCCTGGTTGATCGCTTCCTGCAGACTTTTCGCGGTGCGTTGTTCGGTTTGGTTGACGTGCACCACGCCGGACGGCTGCCAGCCCAGGTTGGCCAACTGTACGTTGACAGCCAGGTTGCTGCCCAGCTTGATTTGGTGCTCGGCCAGCTTGGTGACTTGCTCGGCGGTCATCTCGGCAGTAATCAGGTCGGCGGCTTCGGCCAAGGTTTTTTTGGCATCTTCCGATAGCGACTTCAGCGCGTCGGATTCTGTCAGCAGCTTGTTGAATAAGGCGACGTTGGCTTGCTGCGCCTCAGCCAGACGCTTGGATTCGACGGCTATTTTTTCGCGCTCTTCGGCCAACAGACGCTTGACGTCGGCTTCGGACAGGGTCTTGCCGCCAGGCTCCGGTGCGTTGATCGACAGGTTGACGACCTGGTTGCCGATTTGTTCGGATAGTTGTTTGCCGGCAGTTTCGAATTGAGCGAACAGGGTATCCAGCTTGGCATCATCTTCGCCCAGTTCTTTGCCGGTCGTTTCGAAGGCGTTACAAAGCTGGGTGACAACGGATTCAGATAGCTGATAAGCGGCCAGTGCGGCGGCAAGGCGTTTCAAATAACCTTTTATTTTCATGTTGAGTTCCTGTGAGAGTTGGGTAATCAGCTCCGGATGCAGCAAGAGCGGACGGTCTGTTTCTGACGCCTCGGAAAGTCGCACGGGGTCTAAATGTTTGATAACGGGTCTCACGGTCAGCGCGGCGCCCAGCAATACAGGGCCGTGCTGTTGCCCGGCTTCGTTATCGGTGAAGTTTTCTGAATATTCGGCGGATAGATACTGAAATCCGTCGTCGTGTATGGCCTTAACGCCTTTCGGCGTCCACGCCACCTCGGCGCGCAGCCGGTTGCCTTCCACGCTGAGATTGATCACTTTGCCGGCTGCGCCCTTGCCGGGCTCGTGGTTGACGTCGATAAAGATGTCCTGCCCGTAAGCGTTGGCCTTGAAGTTCTTAACCATGCCCAGCAGCATTTCGCGGGTAATCTCGAACCGGCCGTAACGCGGATCGGTAAATGAACCGGTTCGGGTCACCGTGACCGTGCTGGTGGTCTTGCCCTCGGCCAGCTCGACTTTGCAGCGGCTTAAAAAGCGGATCGGCTGTCCGTCGGAACCTGCCGATAATTTGATGATGCGCGGTTTTTTCATGGTCGTTAACGCAAAAAAGCCCGGCAAGCCCTTGGGGCCTGTCGGGCTTTTCGCTTAGGATGCGTTCTGCCTTTATTGAGTTGTGGCGATTTTAGCGGTGGTTGGCAAGCGTGTTAACCGGGGAAGACGAGCATCATCCAACAATCACATTAGCGACACGAACAGTGCCGAGCCCCTTAAACGCCAAATAAAAAAAGATGTTGGCCGTATTCGGCGGGACGACCAATGGAGTATTAAATTTATCCGTATCCGGCAGCGCAATAATGCCGCTAGAGAAAGCCATCCCCCTGACATCAGGAGTCACGCCAGGCATCCAGGCAAAACGCTTTATGACAGCAAATGCAGCATCAGAACAGTCGATCCATGCCGACAATAGTGTCTCTACGCCTTGCGACCCTCCGAATCCAGAGTCATCCCACTCGTAATAAAGAGAACCCGATATCCTCTCTCCAATAGAAAACAGAGGTGTCAATGTCGCAATAATATTTACACTTCCCCCTGTCTGTGATGCCCCCTCAACCGCTTTGATTTGCAGCATATCGCCCGGAATATTGGGCTTAGTGCTGGCAACTTTTGAAGTTGTTAGCGACCCACCAGATCCAGCAGGTATAACAGGGCTGCCTGTCTTTGCCCAGCCGTTAGGCATCACCGAGCCAGCAGACAGACCTGAAGTACCCGACGATGTCGAGCCTAGTAACATGCCGATTTCTCCCAGTTTATTAGGTCTACCGGGCCACGTGTTAACTCCTATAGGCTCTATATCAAAATCTAAAAATGGGGCGACAGTTCTGCAAAGCTCTTTGCCAGCCACAACCCCTGCAGTAGCGCTCAGGTGAGTCTGGTCTGCCGCGGCATAATCAGCTTTTACAACATTACCGAATATATCCGTTTCCCCAGCCACAAAAAATGCGTTTGTAGACGGATTCATTAATACGCGGTTTATATCGAATAGCAAATAACCCTTTAATCTGCACAAATCACGAATCAGATTGTTCGTTTTGTTGTATTTCGCCTGATATGACGCCGCAGTCGTCCCTCTGGGCGGGATAGTCCGACATATAACCGTCAACCCTTTGCGCGAAGAGTAATCGCACATTATCTTTATTTCGTCAAAATCTTCCTCTGCGGATGCGCTGCCATTAGTCCCGCCCCCAATTAATATGCAAGAAGCGTCCGGATTTGCAGCAATGATGCCTGGTAACCTAGCCCTTATCTGAGACAAGGTTTCTCCACCCACCCCACCTGCGACTATTCTCTTGAAATACAGACTTAATTCTGCATTTGCGTAAGTCAAGTAACCGTTACTCGAAAATCTGACGCCTGATGGGGTTGATGAGTCTTCTGGGGCGCTATACGTCTCATGGGAATCTCCGAGCAATATAATCGTACTACCTATGCGAGAGAAATAAGATGCCAACCGACGATAGACGTCATCAGAACGGACAAGCTTGTCCTTTCCTGTCGCATGGTCAATAACTCTAAACGCATCCATTTCAGATGGGCTTCCAAATTCTTTTCTCATTGGCATAAATACCCCCAAATACTATTAGATCGCTATAAGCTAACGCATACCGTAAAAGCGAGTTAACCGGACTACACGTCATTTAATGGATGCGCTAACTGAGGCAAATGCACGATCGGCAGAATGGTCCAATGCTTACAGCGCTTACATAGCCCCTCGAATGGCCCGACGGCGGCCTTCCTGAGAACGGACACGCCCTTGACGACTTGGCCGTCAAACAGTTTGGCTTTGCAGCCTGAGCAATAAACAAGATTTGGATCGGATGCGGTCATGGCTCACCATTGGCTAGTATCGTGGCCCTGCCTTTCCAGCCTGGGCTGCAGATCGCGCCACGGTGTGGCGATGGCGTTGGCCGGCAGCAGGCCTTTTTGCAAGGCGATTTGTTTTTTGCGGCTGTTGAGCACGGCGGTTTGCACGTCCGCCGATTGCTCGTTTAACCACTCTATAGGTTTTTGTCGGCCGGCGCGGTCTTCCGGACTGATTTCGTCTTTGAACACCACTTCGGTATAACTCAAGGTGTTCGGGTGCGCCGGACAAGGGTTTTTGCCTTTTGGGTACACGCCAGGCCCCAGGCCGTATAAATTGGCGTGGGCGTGCATGTCGCAGATGTCGCGCCGAGGATGGCGCGGCGATAGCAAAAACCGGGTGCCGATGACGTCCGGATTGCTAAACGCAGCGGTCTCGTAAGCGTAGACGTGGGCGCGGTTGATTTCGGTGCGAAACACCCGCAAGGCATTGGCGTGCGGCGAGCCTTCGCTGGCGAACAGTTCTTGCTCTATGCTGCGCTTGATGCCGGAGGCTTTGTTTGCATTGAGCTTGGCCTGTAGGTCTTTCGGCACAGGATCGCCGCCGCTGAGCAAGTCCTGAGCGGCGCGGCTGGCGGAATAACCTTGAATGACCGCCGAATTGATCGAGTCGGCCACGATTGTCCTGGCGTGGCTGTCGATACGCCAAATCCGGTCGGAAAGCTGCAAGCCATCGTCGGCTATGAAATGCTCGACGAATTTTACTGCCTGTTGCGCGCTGGCCGTTGTCGTCTGCGTCAGGATCTGCGCGGCGGCAGCAAACGGCTCTACCCCAAGCAAGGCCGCTGACCGCAAGCCGGTCGACAACAGCGCGTTGCGTTGGGATTCCAGCGCCTGCAGACGGAACTCGGTCGCGGCGAGCAAGGCTTGCAGCACATCCAGGCGGATCGAGCCGGCGCTATCCGCGAATTGATCGATTGCCTGACCGATGTCGTCTACCGCCTGCCGATACAGCGCCGTCAATTGCTCCAGCGTATCGGCGTCCAATTGATCCATGGCGGCTTGCGCCTGCCGGGTGGCGCGCTTAATGGCGGCTTTGGTAGCGAGCCTATCGCTTGACATCAAAATGAATCGCCCGACAGGTCATCGCTGAAACTATCGCGACTAGAATCCGCAATTCCCAGCATTCTGCGCGCACTAAATTCATCCATAGGCTTAGCGCGCATCGCCAATGCAGCAGCACGCGCCGTTTCTTCGTCCGTTATTGTGATCGCATATATCGCGCCAGACCCGAGCAATCGTGTAAATGGCTGGCATCCAGCCGCTTCTGGCACATCCACCCGAACAAAGCTTGTTCCGCCAACCACCTGCTCGGTAACGCGTCCCGCAAGGCGCTGATGCCCCATCACTTCAACAATTGCCCATTGATCAAATTGCCTTTCGCTCATGATTAATCCCCGCTATTGATTTTTAATTGATGTCATCGATTCTCCCTTGGGCGCATTACCCGGCGTAACCGAGACGCGCGGCGCAGCGTTGCCGTCGGTCGGATAGGGGTCGTTAGTACTGCCTTGCGCATCTCGTCCGGCTCTTACTTTGGCGGGATCCAGCCCGGCCGCAGACCAGACCATATCGTTAGGCACTCCCAAAGCTTGGTATTTAAGCGCGAGATCGGCCCGCTGATTAGGTGTGTCAGTACGGCGTTCAGAAAAGACAATGCGAAAATCGTAAGAATCAGGGTTAATCCCACTGAGAAGAAGAGCAAACCTAAAGCCTTCCTCGTAAGCTTCCGACTGAGTGTCTTGCAGGGCGTCGATCTCTTCGAAATAGTCACGTTTCAAGTCCTCCAGGATGTCGCGATTAAGATCGCCGACCATGCCGAACAAGCCTTTTGGCGCCGGGGCGCCGGCAAAAAAGGTATCCAGCAGATAGGCCACGTCGGCGATTTGGTCCAGATTGGCATCGCCTTGCACGGCCTGCACGCCGCCTTTTTTGTTGAGGTAATAATCGGTGGTGATGTCCTGCTGATCTTCCTCGACTTGGCGGCGATATTCCTCCAGGTCATCTTTGCTGGCGCCTTCCAGCACGTGCGCCATGCGCAGCGGAGCCCGTTGCCGGCGGCGCAAGACCAAATCTTCTTCAGTCATGATTAGCTTTTGCCAGACCGTGCGGTTGGCGTCCAAATAAGGCCTACCCATGGCGCCCATGTCGTCGTAATTGTCCGGCGTCAGCCGGACCAGCGTCAGTTGCCACAGCGGGAAACGCGCCGATTCAGCGCCGCTGGCCAAGTCGATTTGCCGGTAGGCCGACGCCGGGCTGATGAATTGGCCGTTAGGATTAACCAAGGGCTGAATCGTCTCGGACGCCATGCGCACGCCACGCGCGACATTGCCGGCGCCGTCCAGCACCCATTGCAAGGCTAGATTGCCTTCCATGATCAGGCCGCGGGCGTCGGACTCCAGCTTTTGCATGCGATCCAGCCCCAGGCGCTTTTGGAAGTTTTGCCAAGCCTGGATGATGGTTTTATTTTGCGGATCCGTTTCGATCGCCAGACCGCCTTTTACGGCAGTACGAGCCATGCGGGTGTGAATCTTTTTAACCCGGCCGTCTTCGGCATCCATCCGCCGTAGATCGAGGATCCGCTGTTGATGCAACGGATCGACCCACATGGCCCGGTAGGTGTAGAGGATGCGGTTTTCCGGCGTGGTGCGAAAACCGACCTCGCTGGACTTGGCCGGCTCTTCGCCGGTCATGGGGCTGGGGCCGTCTGCAGGCTTGCGTTTAAGCCAGCGATCGAGGAATCCCATCAATCGCCTCCATTCAAAACGTCATCCAGGAAATCGACCACCTGTTGCCGATCGATCATGCCCGGATAATCGCAGACCGGGCAGATTTGGATTTGCTCGCGCTGACTGCGCATGGCGCGATTGACCATGTCGTCGGTAATGTCGATTCTCGGTTTTTTGGGCTCGCTCATGAGGATTTTCCTATCAATTCCTGCCGGGTTTGTTTCCGGATCAACACGGTAGACGGCGCGCTATACACGCCGCGCGTGACCATGCCCCAGACCGACGCCATGGCGGCATCGAATAAATCGTCGCCAACTTTGGCGTCGGCCATTTTGTAGCTGGCGTAGCTAGTTTTGGTTTGCTGCGGCACGATGTTCGGCAGTTGCCGCACGAACAGCCGCAAGTCGGCCAACTCAGGGTCGGTTAAATCTTGATCGTCGAAGTAAGGGATGGCTGCCTGTTTTTTGTGGAATACCGAGCGCAAGGCTTGCGCCATGCTGTGCTTGGTCATACCTTCGAAGCGGATCGGCGAGAAGGCCCATTCCGGCCAGGTGCTGGCGGTGCTGTCACCGCCGCCGATGGCACGGCGGTCGATGTCCGTCAGGCCCAGCGCATAAAGATCGTCGTTTAAACTGGTCAGCATGCCGACGCCGTATGCATCGCCCATCGCCGTATCGGGCCGGAAGTATTCCCACAAGCCGATCAAATCCCGCCGCACCACGTTATCGTCTTCGCCGGGCGGCCAGGTTCGCACATACGGAAAGGTGATGAAGTTGCCGATTTGCTCGGTCACCACCAAGGCGTGGCGGGAGCTGGTCGGGTTTTCGCCGTGGCCGCCGGCATCGTAGCCAAAGCCGATGATTCCGCGCTTGCGGTATTTGTCGCCGGGCAGCGGCCCGGCCAGTTGCAAACCGGCCTGCAACCCAACCTGCATGGCGCGGCGGACGTATTTTTCCCAGATCAGATTGCGGCTGGAAATGTTGCGGCACAGCAATTGGCGAATGTATTCGTCCGGCGATAGCTGTTCGCGCATGTCCAGCATGAAGGCTTCATTGAGAATGCCCATTTCCATGCCCAGGTAGGCGTCGATGGTCGGCAAGACATGGTAATGACCACCGGCAATCAAGTCGGTCAGGGTATCCGCGCCTTTGAAAACGCCGGTAATCCTGATTTGCGGGTCGTTTTTGGATTCTTTGGACGCACCCAGCCGCCGAGTGGAGCCCATCATCAACAGGAATCGGGAAAACAGCCGCTCGCGCGGCATGTCGTCGACCTCTTCCAGCGATGCTTCGGTCAAGTCGCCGCCGTCCACTTGCGCCATGATGCCGTAAGCCTGGGCCTTACTGCGGTTGGCGAACTGGTAATAGGTGTCGGCAAACTGCTTACGGCCAGACTTAAAGTTAAGCCAAGCGTCCAGGATCGGCGAGCGGCGGATGGCATCCAGGTGGTATCCCAGGTTGACCAGCGATTGCGCCTCGCGCGGAGCGACGATACCCAGCTCTTGGTCGGAATTAACCGCGTTGAATTTGAGCAGGTACAGCTCTTTAATCGCGGTCTTGCCGGTCCGCCGGCAAGAAAAGTCGATGGTATTGGGGTTTTGGTCCATCTCGATGCACTTCAATATCTGCATCGGATCCAGATCGACGTTATGCACGTGCTTATGCCACAAGGCATGGTCGTCGGCGTAACGCATCACCTCGGTTTCGGCGATGATGCGTTGCTCGACGCGCTTATGGGGGGAGAGGCGTTCAGCCATGGCGCCTCCAGATTCCTGATGCAACCGGATCCGGCGCCAACCGATGCTTTAGATCGATAAGTCTATCCAGCAATACATTCATCGCTTCGCCAAAAATAACGAAACCATTCATCACTAGCCAAATCGGAGTAAACAGAGCAGTAACGAATACCCACCACATCACTTTGACCGTATTAACCATGCGCGTCATCCTGCGCATGCTCAATCAAAATCGGATCGCTGCTGACGCGCTTGCGGCTGTTCTCTATCAAGGCTTGCAAGCTTTCCAAAGCCTCGGCCTGGCGCTGCTGGTATTCCAGAAGCGAATCGCCGCGGGCGGCTTCGCCATCCAAATGGCCTTTGATATGGCTTTCCTGCTCCTGCACGCGCGGCGTCATTCCCAATTCGGACAGCGACAGGCTGTTTTTGCTGACGAACTCAGTCAATACCTTCAGCAGCGGATGGGCTTTGATTTCGGTTAAAAACTGTCGCTCACCGCTGTTAGGGTCGGTATATTCGGCCAGTTGAAAGCCCATTTCCTTATCGACATACCAAACCGGCTGGCGAATCTCGACGCCGGTTTGGATGATTTTCAGCATGATGTTGTTGATGATGGTCTGGATCGTCGCGTGCGTGGCGGCGTGATCCTCGACGATCAGCGAATAATCCTTGTTCTCGAATGCCAGCCGATAACGCATGTGGCGGTCTGCTTCTTTCATACAGATGGTGTTCAGGATGCAGATGCTTTCGCGCAATTCGCAGCCTTCGCACATCGGATATTGCCCAGGGCGGGCCGGGAAATAGGTCAGGACGGTGGCATGCAGCCCGGTTTTCAAGCCGTTGAACCGGGTGCGGGCGTGAATCTCCGGAGTATGGGCTTTTTCGAGGTTTTTGGCTGAATTGGCGCGGCCTTCAGGCGTTTTTGCTCCGGTCGATTTGCCGTAAGCCGCCATCAAGCCCTTTTCCCAATGAGCTTGTTCCGCTGTGTGGCCGCAGGCACAGTCGGCAAAGTATTTGTAGGGGTGGTGTTGCTCCGGTGCGTCGTCGACACGGTCGGGTTCGCGCTCGAACTTCTTCCTGCACCAATGGCAGTAGAAATTAACGCTCAGCAACGGCTGTTTGATATCGATACGCTTTTCACCCATGCTGCCTATCGTGGCAGAGGATGGCAAGCAGGTTAACCGGGTAAGTTGCCTACGCGCGTTTTATTATTTTTCGGATACGGTCAACGCCGATCGATTGCCCAAGGTCGCGCTTGATGCGCGTTTGGATTTCGACGTAACTCAAGCCGTCTGCATGCAGCGACATGATGACTCGGTTGCGCTGATACAGCGACCACACGCTATATCGAGGCACGTAGGCATAGTGTTTTTCTGATTGCACCGCGTCGCTGTCGCTCAATATTGCCCACATCGCTAGAAAGTTATCGACGCCAATCGTCTCGGCGATTTCTATCCAATGTGCCGCCAGACCAATTTCCCTCAGCTCTTCAATGCGCGAATCGCCGCGCGGCGCGTTTTCGTTTGAAAACTTTTCACCCGTGCAGATTTCCAGGTACCCGCCCCGCCCCCGGCCCGGGCCGGTTTCGCCATGCCGAGCCCCCACCCCTGGCGTGCTGGCTTCGATTTCCGTTTGTGAGTTGCGTTTTGCTGCGCTGCTGGTCATGCCGCAGGCCCTGATATACCTAACGCGACACCGTCTCCAGTTGCGCTTTTTGTCATTACACGCAACCGCAGGGCATTAACCGAGCGGAACCGGGTTAACGTAGCGCGGACGCGGCCAACCGGATTTAGGGGACGCTTACGGCTCATCGCGTCCCCACCCACCAAACGCGGGCTGCGGGCACTAACGCAGCAAGAGCCGGGACGGCCAATAAGCTTTCTATAACCCAACGAGACCCAAAGCACCATCATCTAGCCCTCATAGCAGCCGCCAAGCCAGTGACGGGGGTTTTCATCTTAGCCAGAGGGTTTGCCTTCGCGCTGTCGGCCCGCAGCTTCTGCGTAGCCAGACGCACGTAGGCCATAGTAGTTTCGGGCCTGGCGTGGCCCATCAATAATTGCATCGAGCTGATATGCACGTCAGACTCGGCCAACTGCGTACCGTATAGCCTGCGAAATGCGTGAGGGTGGAGAATGTCATCGGGCAGCCCGCACATGCGGCCATACTTGCGGATGATCTCGTTGATAGACTTCGGCGTCAGCCGGCGCGCCTCGCCGTAATATTGATGCTCCGGCACAGCCTTGGAGTTGGTCGACACAAACAGCACTTGGTCATTGTTATCCAGCGTACGCACGATACCGGACAATTCCGGGTGGCCGAGATACGCGCGGATAAACAGCCGCACCTCATCCGGCGCCGGAACATCGCGCTGCTTGCTGCCTTTCTCGCGCACACGCAACGTCAGCAGCTCGCGGCCATTATCGTCGCGTTCGAACACCAAATCAGACTGGTTCAGTCCGCACAGCCCGGACACCCGCAGACCGCAGCCCAACAAAGTCGCCATGATGGCCGCATCGCGCACACCCAGGAATGTCGACAAATCCGGGCAAAACAGCAGCTTTTCCGCATCCGACAGCCGCATATTCATCGTATCCGGATCGCCCTTTTTCGGCAGCACCAAAGACAGGCTTGGATTATCAGCCCGCGTCCCACGCTCGGCCAGCCACCCGAAAAAACCGCGCAACGCCGAAATGATCGGCCGCCGGCTGGCAGGCTTGACCCCTGCCTTAAGCTGGTAGATCCCGCTGAACTCCTCCAGATCCTCGCGGCCGGCCGTCAAATGATCCAGGCCGCGCTCGGCCAAGAACAGCCGCAGCCGATCCAAATACAGAAAATACTTGGAAAAGGTCCGGGGGCTCAGATTTTTATTGTGCTCCAGATACGAGCACCAGGCAGCGGCATCGGCTTCGAACGGGCTGATCTCAGACATAAAAAAAGTGGACCGGGGGCAGATTTATCCGTGGATTGTGGGTTTTGGCGATTTTTAACATGCAAACCGTTGATATACAACAAATATTTAGCCCCACAACCTTTCGAAAACTACACAAAACACCCGTTTAGCAAAAAAAAGTTTGTGTATTTAAGAATGCGCTTATTTTCTTATTCCGTGTAGCGAAACCCCCCTCTATCTCTCTCTCTTTTCTCAGTAAAAATAAATAGATAGATAGATAAGGCTGCGAAAAACGGCAAAACAGCCAACGTGTAGATTAAAAAGCGAAGCGTGTAGATTTGCGCGGAAAACGTGTGAACTAAAGCCAAGTTTGTGTAGCTAAAAAAACAATAAAACTAACAAAATCAATTACATGAAAAATCAACTACACAAAAAACCACGCAAAAAAATACTGCGCGGCAATCTTTTTGCAAATCAAGCCTGGGCGCCTACGCCTTCCTTTCCGGCATAAAAAAGCCCCTAAAAAGGGGCTTTCATAGACGCTCGATCGCTCAGGCCTGGCTCATCAACAGCAACCGCAAAGCCCGCACGTTGAACAGCAAACGGTCTGACACAATGCCCAGCGCCGCGGCCTGGGCGCGCGGATCGGCGTCGCCCTGGCCAATGCCCAGCGCGATCGCATCCAAGGCAATCACGCCGTTTTCCAGGTCATCGCAAAAGTTAACCAAGGTCAGCGGGTTTTTAGCCGCCGCCGGCGAAGGCAGCGCGGCAAACTCATCGACCAATTTAGCCAATGCATCGTCTACGTGTTTCATACTCAATCCTTAAGATAAAACCGAAAACTCTAAGCGCCAGGTTGACGCGGCAACAGTGCACCAACGTCCATTGCCTCGAGGGACAATTGCTGCACGCTTTTACCCAGTTGGGTAATGTCCGGATATGGCCGGCCCAGCTTGTCGCACAGCGTCGTAATCTCCGCCCAAGTCTCGCGCAACACCAACACGTCGCGGATCGCCGGCAGCTTGCTGACCAGCGTCGTGACGCGCGCGGCCAACGCCCGGCGCTCTTTCGGCGACAGCCGCTCGGTGCCGGGATTGGAAAAGTGCCAGACAAACTCGGCCACCTCCACCTTCTTTTCTTTCGCCTTCGGCTGGCCGGATTCCATCACGATCAGCAGAAAGCCGATGGGGTGGTAGACGTTGACTTCGCGATTTTTGCCATCAACAGTGGACAGATTGACCACTGTTGAATGCGCTTCGATGTGCGGATTGCGCTCTAAAATTTTGTAAATTGCATTTTGTGGATCGGCATATTCCAACCACTCGCCGATGCCTTGGCGAGTCAAATAAGGGATATCGTCGATGATAACGGCTTCGGTTATGGACAGGTCGCCGTAAGTGAATGGTGATAATTTAGACATGGTAATTCTCCGTAGCGAGTTTAAAACCGGCACCAAGACGCCATGCATGGGTGCCGGACTGAACGGGGTTGGCGTACCGGGCTACGACCGGCCACTCTTACGAGTGCCCCGTCCAGCCCGACTCAATAGGCTGAACGATAGACATAAAAAAGCCGCTGTCGCGGCCTAATGCCGTAGCTGATCGAGAACGCCAATTCCCGGCCGCCAATGTGGGCGACGGTTGAAATGTTAGAGTTCTTGCTCTACTCTGTCAACCCATTTCAGCCCTAAATAAGGAAATTCCATGCGCTTACCTATCGTTACAATATCGGCTTTGTTTTTGTTATCTGGCTGTGCTTCGCAAATGCTTTATACCCCGCCCGCGCAGCAGTCGATTAAGAGCGAAAATACTAAAATAATAAATAGATCGCGCGAAGAAGTTTGGGCGTCCGCCGTTCCGGCGCTAGGGCGGCAGTTTTTCGTTATCAATAATCTAGATAAAGATTCCGGATTGATCAATATCAGTTACAGCGGCGATCCGACGGTATATGTGGATTGCGGAGTGATTACTGTTACATTGCCGGTCGCAGGCGGATATGATCAGACTTTTCCTGCCGCAAAAGAAAGCCAGGTATATCGATTCCATACCCCATTTTCCCCACAAGAATATAAGCGACAAATGAGTTTGGATGGGCGGGTAAATTTAATATTCGAAAAAATTGACGACCATAAAACCATGGTCTCGGCAAATGCCAAATATGTCATTACCAGAAAAATTGATGGCATTGTTATCGGTGGCGGATTTCTTGGTTCGACTTCGGATTCCATTAGTTTCAACAGCGGCGGAAAGGGTGAGTTTTCTAATAATGCACAGTCGCCAACTGTATGTGTTCCTAATGGCAAATTAGAGTCAGATATTCTCTCTGTTATTCGTTAGTTTTATCCCGCTTAAACCACTTGGCCGCCGGATCGGAATATAAATCGTTCAAAGAAACTTCCTGTTCCGGTTCGGCTGATTGGCTTACGGCTGTAGATTCAATGTTTGGCCTAGGCGTCGGCTCCGGATTCTCACGGCCATTTTTTTCGCCGGTATTGATCAGCCGCAGCTCGTTGCGGATATCCGTCAGCAGATTAATCTGCCTTTCCAGCCTGGCTTTCACCCCAAACACCGCAAATGGCAGCAGCGTCCACAGAATCAGCAAGAAAATAACAAACAAAAACCCAAAAACCCCAATCGATCCAAAAACAGCAGCCAT